GTGGGACTGTGGCACCAGTAGTTCCTGATCCCGGTACTGATCTTGAGCCAGTTGTGGTTGAACCCGGAGTTGAGCCTGATCCCATAGTCCTTGCTCCAGAGGAGGGTGCAGGCTGCGACACCGGAGTAATGGCAGTAGGTTGAGGAGCATTCACCCTTGCGAGAGATGTTCCGGGTTGTTTTGCTCCAGGAGCAGGAAGGCCCTTTGGTGCGTTCTTATCAACAACATCGGTAGGCGGCTCATTGGCAGCACCTGGCCGGAATCTGCCAGAATTTGGACCTAATTCATTTAACTGTGTTCCATCGACCAAAAGCTGCGAAATTTTCATGGTAATCCTTAAGATTGTTAAATCTATTTATATTCTGATGTGTAAAGTGAGCTACGCTCACTTGCTCTTTCGCCTATTCGGCTCAGAGCAATTTCATAGGAGAGAAATATATTATCCAGATTCAATGGTCATTCTTTGCCCGATAAACGGGCAAAATGGTAACTGCATTATCCGAGTTCGTACAGTCATTCGCGTTACGATCTTGCAGAGGCGGTCATCCGGTACCTCGAATCGTGTCTTTTATATGACGGCAGTTATACTAAAAACGCAAACAATGTAGTATAACCCAGGGTTTTTCTCCCTTCTTTTAGCCCTGTCTCTATGTTCAAATATCCAAATCGCGGCATTAGCGATCTTCGTCCGGTCAAGGATAGTGGATAAGCACTCTGTGACACGCAGAGATTTCCGTCTCAGTGACCCTTGGTCCTGTTTTTTGGGCATCCGATATTAGCTGATGCAAGCATAATTGTCTATTTTTTTAGGATGTGTGAGCCATGGACACGAACAGAGATTTGTCCGTTATAATAATCTTTTGATTCCAATACTTTGCGGTCGAATTGTTCACGGGCCTCAATGTACGAAGTTTCTGCTTTTGATTTGCAATAGTGTAGAATTTCTCTTTTGAAATTTTCTTTGCCTAAATTTTCTATATCTGAAGTTAGTTCCAAACTTGAACCGTAGTACTCGGCCCAGTCTGAATCGATCTTGGATCGAATTTTCTTTTTTTTCTTAGTACCATTTTTTAACTTAATTACTTTGGTGGTTGTTTTTGCAAACTTTGCAAGTTTCTTTCCAATGTATTTTCTACCAGAAATCATATTGGTTATCAAGTAGACAAATCCAACACAATCCTCTGGAAGTTCATTAATTTCGGTATTTTGATAATACCATGTCATTAATTATTTTGTTTTTGCTTCTTTTCTGGCATTCTTATCGGCTGTGATCTCATTTCGCCTAGCTTTAACGAGCTTGCCAAATTCCGCTAATGCTTTACGAGCTCGAGTTCCTGCGGCAGAATTCCCTGCATCAAATTTTGAATTCTCTTTTAAAAATTCTTCAAATACTCGTTGCATCATCGCTACTGTTGTTTCCATTTTGTTTCCTTTGTTTTAATTCGTTTCGAATGATTCTTAGTTTCGCAATAGAGGTTTTCATTTCAGCTCTTGCGATCTTATTTTGTTGCTTCATCCCGATAATTGATTTTTTCAATACCAATAGATACTTAATTACATCATCTTGACCTTTTGGATTAGGTTTCTTCAAAAAATTAATATATGCATTATAATAAGATCTAACAGCCTCCATCAACGCATCATGTGTGTTCTTATATTTGTTTATCCCTTCTATCGACAAGTACCTGTCGATCTTGGGTTTAAGTTTACAATTGTCTCCGTGGTTCTTATCATATGATTTGGTGCTGTACCATTTAGCACAATATCTACACCGCTTCCTTGCATTGGGCATTGTTATCATGGTTCAATATAATCAGTTGATTCAGCATAGGTGGTAAAACCACCTTCCTTGATTACCCTCAAAACATTGTTAACCCTACCCATTAATTCTTCTTTGTGAGATATCAAATAGATATTCTTGTGTCGTTCTCGGGCCATTTTCTTTAATACAGCAAGACCAGACTCCACACCAGCACTATCCATACCTGCATCCATTAATTCATCAACAAATAACAAATTAATACTTTGATATAAATTTTCCCAAACATCTCTAAAGGCAAAACTTAATGATAGAATTAATCGGTTGCGCTCACCCCTTGATAAATTATCAAAGTCTAGATCTTGTCCATAGTGAGTAATTTCAACCGTTAAATCATTTTGAAAAATCACAAGGTGTGGTAATCCCAATTTTTCGATATAATGACTTAATCGTTTATTTAAATAATTTAAATTTTGATCAATTATTTTCTTACGAATAAAGCTATCTTTGTTTGTTAATAACTTCAATAAAAATTCTTGATGATCCCGCAACTTTGTGACTTTATTGAGTTCATCCCATGATATTGCCTGTATCGCAGATTTTTTCAATTCATCAATTTGTTCCTCATATGGATTTATTTCATCAGCTTTACTTGTCAATGCATTTTCTAAATTTGTTAAATTATTTCTATGTCCCAATGCCTCTGATTCTGTTTGATATATGAGAGTTGGCTTTTCACCCAATTTGATTTCTGATATCTTGGAGTTAAACAATTCAATATTTTCAATTACGGAATCTCTGTATACTAAACTGTCTTCTAAACCTTTAGATGATTGTTCTAATAATATATCATGTTTGTGATCATGTAAATCTTGCTCACATTGTGGACATTTTTTATCTGAGAGGGTTTCTATTTCCTTGGTATATCGTAATACCATCTTATCCGCAACTGTTGATGCAGTCTCTTCTGTAGCTAGTCGTGCTTTTAAGTCAGTTAATTTGTTATTATTATCTTCCCATATTTTAAAATTAGCATGGTTTCTCAACTCTGCTTCAATGTCTATATGTTCCAATTTCATTATAGATTTAGCAAGATGTTCTAGGTCCTGATCTTTCTTCGTATCCCACACTTTACTCCGTAAAATAATTGTGTCTATACTTTTCTGTACATTTTCGTTTGCGGTTTTTACACTTTCGATTCGTAATTGTTCAACTTGAATCGTATCTTTGGACATCTTTGAGGCTATTTTCAACGCCTCAGCTTTTTCACTTAATAATGTAATGCCCAACAATTGTTCAATGACCTCTCTTTGATCAGATGCTTTCATTGACAAAAATGGTTCGGTGTAAGTGTTTAGCGCAACCAAATGCCTAAACATAGTATGACTCATATGTAAAATTTGATTAATAAATTTCTGAGTTTCTCTACTATCTCCCTGGGAATCATCTTCCTCATCCGAATCGGTTTGTTCTTGGTCATCAATGAACAGTTTCAAAATATTTGGTTTCCGACCTCGTTCCACTCTGTAAATGATACCATCTTTTTCAAATTTAACGGTAACTAGCATATTTTTACCATTAATTTTATTGATAAGATTTTCTTTTTTGATGGCATTTAGGGCTTGACCATATAATGCATAACTTAGAGCATTTACTAATGCAGTTTTGCCCACGCCATTTCTGCTCCCTGTGTCATCGCCCCCGAGGTCTAAATTTTCTCCTATGATTAATGTCAAAGCTTCACCTGAGAAATCAACTGCTTGGGTTTGATTTCCGATCGATAGGAAATTTTTAATGGTTATACTGTGTACTTTGAACATTATAATCCACGATAAATTTCTAATAATATTTTTTGATCAAATTGATCGCTACTTATGTTCACTAATTCTGATGTAACAATTTGATCAACACTTTCGAAAGCTGTGTCTGTTAATTCATCTGTTGATCCTTCAAGTGTTATCTTCTCGGGGATCATACTAATCTCACGAACGTTTGGGTCTTCCATAAAAGTTTCTCTTATAAAATTAGCCTCTTCGTATGTAATTTCAATATCAAGATTGACCCGCATATACATTTTAGATTTAATTATGGTTTCTCTATCATCAATTAATTTACTTAATTTGAGAGTTCTATATTTTGGAGCGTCATCCCATGTTTTAAATTTTGGAGTCCCTCCCCATTCTAATATCATCATCCCGCGGTCATCGTCCCATGCATCCGCATAATTGTGTGGAAAAGCATTTCCCATGTACCAGATTTTACCACGATTTTGTCGTTTGTGAAAATGGCCAGTAAACACATATTCTTGATTTTTAAAATGATCGGCCTGTAATTCACCGTTGTCTGGCATTTGAACCATGGCATTCATAAAAAATGATGGTAATTCTAAGTGACCAAATATATATCTGCTTTTATATTTTGAAACACTTTTCCATTCATTGCCGACCATCCAAGGAATTAATGTGACATCTTTTATAGTTGTAATTTTATTAACAATTGTCACTCCGGGGATGTGTTTGGCAAATGCTGAACTATGGATATTGCGTTTATCTTTGTAAAATAAATCATGATTGCCCGGAAACCAAAAAAATTGATCAAATGCTGCGCCCAGTTTTTCTAAACATCTGCTACTCGCATCCAATGTTACAAGATTGATAGTATTTCGA